GAACATTGGAACACTACAGAGGATCCTTTGGAAGCTTATAAACCTTATAACAATCATCAAATAATTAATATTAAAAGAGATTATGAAAAATGGAAAAAAGAAAATTTTATTCAAGATTACAATGACATGATAGATAATTTTAATAGAAGCACAAATCCTCACGTCATAGACGCTTTAATAGTAGACGAAGCTCAAGACAGTAATGTGCCTCAGCTAACGGCTATTGAAAAAATGTCAGAGAATATTAAAGATGGACATTTATATTTTGTAGGTGACCCTAATCAAACTATTTTTAAATTTTCTGGATCTAATCCAGAGTTGTTTGAAACATTAGCTAGGACTCCTTATGTAGAATTAGAAAACGGTTTTAGATGTAGTGAAGCTATAAATGAATATTGTAAAAAAATAATAAAACCTATTTGGGATCACTACGATTATAAAAGAGTTTGGTCTCCAACAAAAGTAAAAGGCAGTGTAAGTATGCTACCAAATTTACAAGGCTCAGAAGAGTTAAATAATTTATTAAGTAAAATAAATAATAGTGATGAATCTTTTTTATTTACTTTTAGAACAGAAAAATCAAAACAATGGATAATGCCTTTTTTACATAAATATGGATTTAAATACTCTCTTGTAGGGGGTTATCAAAAAGTATCTGATGCAGAAATCAACTGTCATTATTCTTGGCCTTTATTTTTAAAAGGAGTTTCACAATCTTTGGATCAAATTAAATGTTATTGGAAGCACATGGATAAAGATTTTAAACTAAAAGATTCTAGAATTTTTAAAAAAATGATTAACAAAAACTATACTTTTCAAGAATTTGTTAATTTAGGTTATTTATCTTCTTCGATTGCTGTTACTACAGATTTTTATAAACTTTGTAAGAAAGTAAAAGGAGAAGAAGCACAAGAAAAATTTAAAGAAAAAGTCTTGTACATAAGGAACATAATTAATAACAACAACTTAAACCAAAAAGCTAAGATAGAATATGGTAATTTTCATACAGTAAAGGGTATTACTAGAGATAATGTCATCATAGATCTATCGATTACAAGGCCTGAGCCCTATTTTGAGCAGCTTTATCTAGCATATGTGGGGTGTAGCAGGGGTAAGAACGATTTATGGGTTTTAAGGACACAAACAGGAAGGGAGCTAGGAAGAAAAAATGAGTACGTACGATAAACAAATTGCGGGATCTCACTATAAAAAGTTTGCGATTCAACCAAGTAAGTTTGTAAATGACAACAAGTTGCTTTTTGCAGAGGGCAATGCTATAAAATATATATGTAGGCATTCTCAAAAAAATGGGAAAGAAGATCTTGAGAAAGCTATGCATTATATAGAAATGATAATAGAGAGAGATTATAAATAATGTGCACTGTACCAGAGATTGAAGATCTTGATTTAAAAGGAATAGACACTGTTGCCATTGACTTAGAAACTTATGATCCAGATTTAAAGAAAAAAGGATCTGGAGCTGTAGTGAAAAATGGTTTTGTTACTGGTATAGCAGTAGCTACACATAAACAAACTTTATATTTTCCAATACAACATGCGATGACATCTAATTTAGATCCAAAAGAAACTTGGTTTAAATTAAACAATTTAATTTTTCAAAATGAAAAGATAAAAAAAGTATTTCACAATGCAATGTACGATGTATGTTGGATAAGATCTGCAACAGGGAAAATGCCTAAAGGACCTTTATTAGATACTATGATTGCAGCATCAGTTATTGATGAAAATAGAATGAAGTATTCTTTAGATGCAATTAGTAAAGATTATTTACAAGATACAAAATACAAATGGGACTTAACAGAACGATCTTTATCTGATCATGGAATAAAAGACCCTATGTCTAATATGCATAAACTTCCTTATAGTTTAGTAAAAGATTATGCTGAACAAGATGTTAGTTTAACTTTAAGACTGTGGAATATTTTTGAAAAAAAATTAAAAGAAATTATATATGAAGAGAAACAAAAAAGCTTGCAAAATATTTTTGATTTAGAAACAAAATTATTTCCTTGTTTGGTTGACATGAAATTCAAAGGAGTTAGAATAGATGTCCAAAAAGCTAATGAATTCAAGGGTTTTTTGATTCGTAGAAAAAATAAAATAATAAAAATTATAAAAAATAAAACAGGAATAGATATACAGCTTTGGGCAGCGTCTTCCATTAAAGAGTTGTTACATTTTTTAAAAGTAGATGATTACGAAAAAACAAAAGATAGGGAAAAAGAATTAAAAGATAAAGAAGGTAATAAAATTCTTGATAAAAACGGTAAACCTCAAACACAAATAATAAAATCTACAACTCCTAAATTACCAAAAGATTATTTAATAAAACACAAAGAACCTTTGTTAAGAATGGTAGCAAAAGCTAGAGAAGCAGATAAAAATTTAAATACTTTTGTAGAAGGTCTATTAAGTTATGTACATGAAGGTAGAATACATGCAGATATAAATCAAATTAGATCTGATCAAGGTGGTACAATTACAGGAAGATTTTCTATGTCTAATCCTAATTTACAACAAATACCATCAAAAGGATTTTTTGGTAAAAAAATGAGAGAAATGTTTTTACCTGAAGAAGGGTGCAAGTGGGGAAGTTTTGATTACTCGCAACAAGAACCACGGATCGTTGTACATTATGCAATAAAAATTTTAACAAATGATCCTGAGTTTTTACAAGAAGATGTTCCAGAAAAACTTAAAAACCCTTATTACACAGATATAATAAATAGTATTTATAAAATTAAAAAATCTTATGAAGAAGATGAGGATTCTGATTTTCATCAAGTGGTAGCAAATATGGCAAAAATTTCAAGAACACAAGCTAAAACTATTAATCTTGGATTATTTTATGGTATGGGTAAATTTAAACTACAAGCCGAATTAGGATTAGATAGATTTGAAGCTCAAGATCTTTTTAAAAGATATCATGAGTATGTTCCTTTTGTAAAAAAACTTTCAGAGGAATTAATTGAGTTTGCTAAATTACAGGGGCTTTTGTTTACTTTAGGAGATAGATTTTGTAGATTTAACAAATGGGAAACTACAAATAAAAAATGGAATAACAAAATACGTAAATTTGATACCGTTCCACTTCTTACATATGAGGAAGCTGTCACAGCTTATAAAGCAGAACTTGTAGATGAAGAAAGGAAGGCAGATCCAGAATTAAAAAACTTTCATTACTACTATACTCCAGCATTTACATACAAAGCTTTGAATAAATTAGTTCAAGGTTCAGCTGCTGACATGACAAAACAGGCCATGGTAGATTTATATGAGCAGGGCATTTTACCTCACATACAGATTCATGATGAATTGTGCATTTCTGTAAAAAATGATACAGATGCAGGATTAATTAAAAAAACTATGGAAGAAGCTATTCCTTTATTAATTAAGAACAAAGTAAGTTATAAGAATGGTATTAATTGGGGACAAGCAAAATGATTTATGGCATATCTAAACGCAAACATACCGGTAACCTATGCACAAATTAAAAGAGAATATTTATTTGATCTTAAAAAACATCATGGTGAAGTTGAAGACTGTATTATATTTGGTATTTCGTCTCTTACGGGGCACAGTATACTTTTTCATTGTATTATGGAAAATGGAGCTGTCTTCTATCGTCTCCCGATATCTGCGTTCATTCAAAGAGGCTTTAAACCAGAGGACGTTCCTAGGCGTAGACTGGATGAGTTACAGTTATGGAATTGTTTTAGTTACTATCCTGCTGTTACTAATTGGGATATCTTAGAAGGACAAGCCGGTAAATACATAGGAAAAGACAAGAAATGGCACCCTGGTAAATACTTATTTACTGTTGACTTTGCTCATCCAGAGCCTAATATATTAGATACGGATCATTCAGAGATACCGCACGAGCATAAATGTGCTCACATCATAGCTCTCGATGACGGGAACTATGCAGCACAGCCTAACAATAGATGTATATGGGACATACCATCATTCACAGTGAAAGATGACATCCCTAAATGGAAAGTGCAGACATCTGAGTGGAATGTAGAAAATACAAGTGATTGGAAAACTGAAGATACCGATAACTTTTTCTACGAAATTGAGGAGAAAAAACATGATTAAAAAAATATGGAATAAAATCAAAGGCCTATGGGATAAATGGGTTAATTGGCTTTTCAAAGGTTTTTATAAGTAGTTTATGGCGTTAAAAATTTCTGATTCCGCTGCCGTGCAGATGCCGATGAAGACGGTTGCTAGTTTGATCGTGCTCGTCGCAATGGGCGTCTTCGCATATACAGAGCTGACTTCAAGATTAGTATCGTTAGAGACTTCACGTGAGCTGTTTGAAAATGATTTGCTAAAAAAATCCGAACAAGTCCCAACCGATCAAGAACAACATTTTTTAATTGAGGATCTTTACAAGACCGTTGAAAAAATGGAGCAAACGCAAGAAATGAATATGACTAACAAAGTTAATATAGAATTTTTAAAACAACAATTAGAAAAAGCATTATCTGATGTTGAAGATTTAAAAGATAAAGTTAGAGCAAACGGGAACGGAGCACACTAATGATCGAGCATATCGTAGCCCTTTTAATGTTTGTAGGACCTGACATCAAGGAACATAGAATACAAATTGATCCAAAAACAGGGAAATCTTCTATGTCAATATGTTTGAAACATAAACGTGAGGCAACAAGAATTCCAAAAAAAAATATAGAATATAAATGTATTAAATCTAAAGCAGAATTAGAGAAAAATATAGATGGATCTTACTCTATAAAAGCTTTAATATTAGAATAATGGAAATCATTTGTTACGTACTTATTGTATTGTGGGTAATGGGAGTATCTGAATAATGGAATTTTTTTTACCTATCAACACTATAGTAGCCATGGTTGTAGTAATATTTTTAATAATGTATACACTTAGACCATGAGCTATTTAAACGCAAACATACCAGTGCAATACGCACAGATTAGAAGGGAGTACTTATATGATCTTAAAAAACATCATGGAGAAGTTGAAGACTGCGCTATATTTGGTTTATCGGCTATTACTGGGCGTTCCATACTTTTTCATTGTATTATGGAAAATGGAGCTGTCTACTATCGTCTACCGATATCTGCATTCATTCAAAGAGGCTTTAAACCGAGTGATGTTCCTAAACGTAGGCTTGATGAGTTGGTTTTATGGAACTGTTTTAGTTACTATCCTGCTGTTACTTCTTGGGACATTTTAGATGGTCAAGCAGGTAAATACATTGGTAAAGATAAAAAGTGGTATCCAGGCGCTTATCTTTTTACCGTAGATTTTGCTCATCCTGAATCTAATATACTAGATACGGATCATTCAGAAATACCACAAGAGCATAAATGTGCACATGTATTAGCTTTAGATGATGGTAACTATGCAGCACAACCTAATAACAGGTTGATTTGGGACATTCCATCATTTACAGTTAAAGATGAAATACCAGACTGGAAGGTACAAACTAATGAGTGGAATGTAGAAGATTCCAGAAAATGGAAAACAGAAGATACAGATAATTTTTTTTATGAAATAGAGGAGAAAAAATGAAATTAACAGCTAACATAACTTTAGACGAGCTTACCAAATCTCAGATTAGTGAGAGGAAGGGAATACCGAACAATCCTAATCCAACACAGATAGAAAATTTAAAAGCATTGGCAGTAAATATATTACAACCCGTAAGATCACATTTTGACAAACCATTAATTATATCATCAGGATTCCGATGTGCTCAGTTGTGTGTAGAGATTGGAAGTTCAGTTAACAGCCAACATGTGGCAGACGACAAAGCTGCTGCGGCAGATTTTGAGATACCTGGTGTAGACAATAAAGAATTAGCTCACTGGATCAAATCAGAGCTAGAATATGACCAGCTCATATTAGAATTTTACAAGGATAACGAACCAACATCAGGATGGATTCACTGTAGTTATTCTACGGATCATAATAGAAATCAGTCATTGAGAGCATTTAGAGAAGAGGGTAAAGTTAATTATAAACCTTGGTTAGAATAATATGGCAATAACTAGAGGACAAATAAAAAAACAACTAGAACCTGGCTTAGGTAGAGGTTGGGGCAAAGCTGAAAAAAGCAAATTTAAAAAAGTATTGGAAAAAACACATGGTAAAATCTACAAATCCAATAGCAAAAAGTCTAAGGTCTAGCGCATTCAAACCGAAAGTGGTACAATCAAAGAAGTTGTACAACCGTAAAAAGGAGAGAAATAACACTCTTAATGCGGCCGCTAAGTTATGGATGATAGAGAAAAAGTAAATAAAAACAGAGTTATCAAGTATGTTCAAGAAAGATTTGAAGATGCTAAACAGATGACTATGTTTAAATTTCTTAGACAAGAAGTAGATATCAATGGCACAGGTACACATAAATACAGATTAAAAGAAGGTAAAAACAAAGGCAAGGTATTATGACAAAATTATGTGCAAGAGGTAAATCAGCAGCGAAGAGAAAATTTAAAGTATACCCAAGCGCATATGCAAATGCTTATGCATCAAAAATATGTGCAGGTAAAATCAAAGATCCATCTGGTGTAAAAAGAAAAGATTTCAAAGGACCTAAACCAGCTATGAAGGGTGGAATAATGAAGTATGCAACAGGTAATCAAGTTAAAATTAATAAAGTTGTTAAAGGTTTAGAAAAAGCATCGAAGACACATGCAGCGCAAGCTAAAACTTTAAGCACAATAAAAGCTAGTGATGGTAAGTACATAGGTTCATATATTAAAAGTGAAGTAGGTGGAGAGAAAGTTTCTAATGAGTCTTATGAGTCTTATTACAAAGGAATGATCGATGTCTAAAAGAGGAACTTGTTGGGAAGGTTACCAACAAAAAGGAATGAAGAAAAAAGGAAATCGAATGGTTCCTAATTGTGTTCCTGCTGGTATGAAATCAGGTGGGCTAAAAGAATGGTTTAAAGAAAAATGGGTGGATATATCTGCACCTAAAAAAGGAGGAGGATATAAATCATGTGGAAGAAAATCTGCAAGTGGATCAAAAAGAAAATACCCCAAATGCGTGCCTGCTGCAAAAGCAGCCCGAATGACAGATTCGCAAAAGCGTTCTGCTGTTGTAAGAAAGAGAAGTAAAGCACAAGGGGTTGGCGGTAAACCTACAAATGTAAAAACAATACTAAAAGCCGATGTGGGTGGAGTTATTGATGGAGTACCAACAAGAAAAAGTAAGTTTTCTGTAAATTTTTTTCAAACAAAAGGAACTAAAGCTGAAAGTGGAGATAATTTAATTACCACACTAAGAGATTCTAAGGCTAAGTTTAATCCTGAATTAAGTTATGATAGGATATATAAAAAATCAGAAGTAGGTATTGGTATTAACAAAGATAGAATTAGAATAGGATTTACAAAGAAATTTTAATTATGGCAAGTTCAGGAACAACAACATTTGATTTAAATATTGATGAAGTCATTGATGAAGCATATGAGAGATGTGGTTTATCAACTCAATCAGGCTATGATTTAAAAAGAGCAAGACGTAATTTAAATTTACTTTTTTCTGAGTGGGGAAACAGAGGTGTTCATCTTTGGAAAGTAGCCCTTAATGAAGTTGCTCTTGTAAACGGACAACCTAACTACACTACACCTGCTGCAGTAAGTGATGTTCTTGAAGCTTTTATCTCAACTACAAATGCTGCTGGAAATAATATTAATACACAAGATGTATCTTTAACTAAAATAGATAGATCTGCATATGCAGCTCTTCCTAATAAATATGCTACAGGACAACCTTCTCAATATTATGTAGATAG